ATTAGACAGGCACGGCCAATGCCGTTGTATTCAGTGCCTGGTTTGATTGATCATTTCTAATGGGATTTTTATCTACAATAGGGGACGTCGCTAAGTCTATTGGCGGCGTTCTTAGTCCCATAGCCCCCATTATTGGGGGAGCTTTAAGCTTTCAAGGGGGTAAAGAGCAGAATGCGGCTTCGGCCCAGGCTGCGCAGGCTCAGATAGATTTTCAGCGCGAGATGTCCAATACAGCGTATCAGCGTCAGGTTGCGGATTTAAAAGCAGCCGGTATAAATCCTATGTTGGTTGCTAAGCTTGGTGGTGCTTCTACACCAAGTGGGGCGATGCCCCAGTTTGTTAATCCTGGTGCTATGGCCGCTCAAGCCTATTCAGGAGCTCAGTCGTCAGGTGCGGCAGCTCAGCAAGCGCAGACTTCCGAGAACCTGAGCGAGCCGCAAATGGCTAACGTTAGGGCTATGACGGCTAAGATTATTGAAGAGATAAAGAATGTGCCTTTGGAGGGCGATAGGCTGCGTGAGACAGCTTATATGTTATGGAATCAAGCTAAGTTGTTAGGTTCGCAGAATTGGAACCAGAGGGAAATTGAACAACAGATTATTGCTACGACTTTGAAAATAAAGCGTGAAACGCAATTGCTTGATTTTAGTATTGACGCTATGCGTAACTTTGACAATTTGGGTAAGAATGTTGAACAGCTTAAACCCATAATTGATTTGATTAAGCCATTTTTAACGAGGTAAAAATGCGTGTTAAGAATCCAATTACCTATGATCGTGATCAGAATAGTGCTGATTCCACTTTTGTTTTTAGCAAGCCTAGTCTTGCTAAGCAGTCATTTCGAGATGAGTGCGATATTAATAATATTTTGCGCAAGTTTAATGTTACTGGTCAGTTACCTCTTGGTAGCGTTCAGCCTCAATATGGTGATTTTAGCGGGATTACTGATTATCAGTCTGCCCTTAATGCGGTGATGGCAGCTCAAGACTCCTTCCTTCAGCTGCCGGCTAAGGTTAGGGCTAAGTTTGATAACGATCCCGCTCTTTTTGTTGATTTTGCCTCAGATGAGGCTAATAAGGACGAGATGAAGGCGTTGGGCCTTCTCCGTGAAGAGGCCGCTGTAGCGGCCGTTATGTCACCTAGCGAGCCCGTTCAGGGCGAGCAAGCACAGTGATCTACTTGATGTAACTGTGCTAGGTGACACCAAAAGGAGAAAAAGTATGATGCGTCGCAGACCAATGAATAAATATAAAGCCGCTAAGAAGTTTCGTAGGGGTTCTATGCGGACGAAGTCCGCTAATATGCGTAGTAACCCTATGCGCGGCGGATGGCGACTGTAACGTGCCCTGTTTCCACCCGTTATCGGCGTGGAAAACGGCAGCAGGGGACGTTGTTTTCTATGAGAGCGCCAGGCACGACATCGTGCGCAGCCTCACGCTGCCATGCGGTCAGTGCGTAGGTTGTCGGCTTGAGCGTTCTCGCCAGTGGGCGATTAGGTGTTTGCATGAGGCAAGTAGGTATACAAACAATTGTTTTATTACGTTGACGTATAACGATGAGAACTTGCCGGCAGACCAGAGTTTGCATTATGATCATTTTCAGAAGTTCATGAAGCGCCTGAGAAAGGCGCATAGAGGCATTGACCCCGTAGAGGGTCAGTATCCGATTCGTTTTTATATGGCAGGAGAATATGGCGAAAATTTTGGGAGACCTCACTTCCATGCCTGCGTTTTCAACTTCGATTTTCCGGATAAGAAGCTTTGGAAGCGGACGGATGTTGGCAGTCGAATTTTTAGATCCGAACAGCTTGAAAAGCTGTGGCCTTTTGGTTATTCCTCCCTCGGAGAGGTCAACTTTCAATCGGCTGCGTATGTTGCCCGTTACATAATGAAGAAGATCAACGGAAAGCAACAAGCCGAACATTATGAGTGGGTTGACCCAGATACTGGGGAGGTTTCGCAGCGCAGACCTGAGTTTAATAAGATGAGTTTGAAACCAGGTATAGGTTATGATTGGTATAAGGAATTTAAGGATGACGTTTATCCCCATGATTATGTGGTGGTAAACGGTCGCAAGGTTCGGCCACCTCGCTTTTACGATAAAAAGTACAAGGCCGAAGACCCTATCAGTTTTGAATGGATAGAGTTTGAGCGAGAAAAGAGAGCTCGAGACAAGTATGAAGATAATACTGTTGAGAGATTGGCAGCAAAGGAAAAGGTGGCTCAAGCCAGGCTTTCCTTGCTTAAACGTAGTTTGACGTGAGGAAATTATATGAAGATGTTAGTATGTACTATCAGAGATAGGGCGGCAGAGTGCTATGGTCGCCCGTTTTTTTTACCTGCTACTGGAGTTGCTATTCGTAGTTTTCAGGATGAAGTTAATCGTAATGCGCCAGATAATCAGGTTTTTGCGCATCCCGACGATTTCGATCTATACGAATTGGGTATTTTTGATGATTTTGATGGTAAATTTGCTTTACATGAGGCTCCGAAGTTGTTAGCCTTAGGCAAGCAGGTTAAGAATAGAAGTTAATTACAAGGGGGGTGATCTGAAAAGATCGCCCCGCAATTAGGAGATAACGATGATGCATCGTAATAAGTCTGTAAATGTCCATCAGTTCGCTATGATCCCGCGAGCTGATATTCCTCGGTCTAAGTTTGATTCACAGAAGTCATATAAGACGACTTTTGATGCGGGATATTTAATTCCCGTGTACGTGGATGAAGTTCTTCCTGGAGATACGATTAATTTACAGATGACGGCTTTTGCCCGATTGGCTACGCCATTGTTTCCAATTATGGATAACATGCATCTTGATTCGTTTTTCTTTTTTGTTCCAAACCGCTTGGTTTGGGAGAACTGGCAGAAGTTTATGGGTGAAAGATACCCTGATCCGGACAGTTCGATAGATTATACAGTGCCGATTATGACTAGCCCGTCAGGTGGCTATGCAGTGAATTCACTGCAAGATTATATGGGATTGCCTACGGCAGGCCAAATGGTAGCTCCAAATACTATATCGCATTGCGCGTTTTGGACTCGTGCTTATAACTTGATTTGGAATGAGTGGTTTAGAGATCAGAATTTGCAAGATTCTGCAGTTGTTGATGTTGATGACGGTCCGGATAGTCCGGCCGATTATGTGTTGCGTCGTCGCGGTAAGCGACACGATTATTTTACTAGTGCTTTGCCATGGCCTCAGAAAGGGGACGCGGTAACTTTGCCGCTAGGGACTACTGCTCCAGTTGCGTTTGGTACTACTGGTAATAATAAGATTGTTTCTGTTAAGAATAGTGCTGGTACTGCTACCTGGCTGCAGTCTGACTCGACTTATCAGTTACAGTCTTTTGGTAATGCTACTGGTACTCATTACCCGCTTTATGCTGATTTAAGTGCCGCTACTGCGGCGACAGTTAATCAATTACGGCAGAGTTTTCAGATTCAGAAGCTGCTAGAAAGGGACGCCCGTGGCGGTACTCGTTACACTGAAATTATCCGTTCGCATTTTGGAGTTGTCAGTCCTGATGCTCGTTTGCAGCGCCCTGAATATCTTGGTGGTGGTAGCACTCCCGTATCTATTAATCCCGTTGCCCAAACTAGCGCCACAGGGCTTACTGAAGATACTAGTCCGCAGGGTAATTTGGCCGCTTTTGGCACGGCTCTCGCGTACAATCACGGATTTACGTACAATGCTACTGAGCACGGGGTGCTTATAGGTTTAGTGTCGGTTCGTGCTGATTTAACATATCAGCAGGGCCTTCCACGTATGTGGTCAAGGTCTACACGTTATGATTTTTATTTTCCTGCGTTTGCAACACTTGGTGAGCAGGCAGTGCTTAATAAAGAGATTTATTGCACTGGTACAGCGGATGATGACGATGTATTTGGCTATCAGGAGCGCTGGGCAGAATATCGTTATAAGCCCAGCCAGATTACTGGTTATTTTCGTTCAACGGCAGCGGGTACATTAGATGCTTGGCATTTGGCCCAAGAATTTGGGACTCTGCCTTCATTGAACGATGAGTTTATTGAAGATACGCCTCCAGTTGAGCGTATTGTGGCTATCGGTGATTCCGCAAACGGTAAGCAATTTTTGTTTGACGGATTTTTTAATATTAGACAGGCACGGCCAATGCCGTTGTATTCAGTGCCTGGTTTGATTGATCATT